GATTATGGCACTAAACCTACAGGTGTATCTACCTTTGACCCTGACTGTTCTCATACAGCCTTTGGTCGTCATTGGGTGGCAGGTGTAACTGGTGCTAAGACAACAGTTTATTACAGTAAATTATTAGATGGTGCGGCTTTTACAGGGGTAGGTTCAGGTTTAATTGATATTGAATCTGTTGTTGGTAGTAGTGACCAAATTGTTGGTATATCCTCACATAATAATTATCTTATTATATTCTGTCGTAATAACATTGTAATTTATAATTCACCTGATGATCCTACTAATCTTACTCTTGCTGATGTGGTTACAGGTGTTGGATGTATTGCTCGTGATACTATACAACAAACAGGTACAGATTTAATATTCTTAAGTAATAGTGGTGTACGTAGTTTTAATCGAGTAGTTCAAGATAAGAGTATGCCAATGCGTGATTTATCGGCTAATGTGCGTGATGACTTAGTTCAGTACATTTCAGGTGAAGTATTAACAGAAGTTAAAAGTATTTATTTTGAGAGAGATGCTTTTTATCTATTAGTTTTACCTAATTTAAAGCAAGCCTTTTACTTTGACTTACGTCAGACATTAGAAAATGGTGCTGCTCGTGTAACAACATGGGAAAGTTTCTTACCTAAAGCTCTTTGTAAGACTAGAGATAGAAACTTATATCTAGGTATGGCAGGTGGTATTGGTAAGTACTATGGTTACTCTGATAATGGTTCCTCATATCGTTTAGAATACTACACTTCTAATATAGATGCTGGTGAACCTTTTAGTCTTAAATTTTTAAAGAAAGCAAGTGTAATTGTAATTGCTGCTGGTACACAAGATGTTGTATTTAAATATGGGTTTGATTATAAAACTACCTATACTAGCAGAACATTTACAAAAGATTTTATTGGTGGTAGTGCTGAGTATAATATAGCAGAATACAACGTAGGGGAATTCTCTACTGGTATTGCTATTAATGATATTGTTATGCACTTAGGTGGGTCAGGTAAAATATTGCAATTTGGTGTGGAAGTTCCTATTGAAGGTGCTCCTGTCAGCTTACAACAATTAACAGTCTATTTGAAAACAGGGAAGATGGTATAATGTCAAACTATGTAAAAGCAACAAACTTCTATACAAAGGATGCCTTGCTTACAGGTAATCCTAGTAAGATTATTAAAGGTGCTGAGATTGATGATGAGTATAATGCTATTGCTACTGCTATATCTAGTAAAGCAGATACAACATCTCCTACATTTACAGGAACTCCTATTGCTCCTACTGCAGGTGCTGGAACTAATACAACTCAAATAGCAACAACTGCTTTTGTAACAGCAGCTTTAGCTTTAGCCTTCCCTGTAGGTGCAATTTTCAGTTCTACAAGTTCATCTAACCCTGCAACATCTCTTGGTTTTGGTACATGGACTGCTTTTGGTGCTGGTAGGACATTAATTGGGGCAGGTGGTGGCTTTGCAGGTGGTGCTACGGGTGGTAGTGCTGATGCTGTTGTAGCAAGTCACTCACACACTGCAACATCAACTGTTTCAGATTCAGGTCACAGTCACGTTGGTCGTGTTGCAACTACTTTAGGTGGTGCACAAGGTTATAGTGGTTTTGAAGAAGGTCGTGGTAACCCTGATTGGGCTACACAAACTAGCACTGATTCTGCTACTACTGGTATCTCTGTAGCAACAACTGTAACTTGCCTCCATATGTTGTTGTTTATATGTGGACACGTACTGCCTAACTTATGAAGCATCCAGTCTTAGTTAAAAAAGACTATACGATTTACTTTGAATATGTTGATGACTTTATAGCAGTACATTGTGATGTGTATAGATGGAACAAGCAAGTAAAGAAGAACTGGTTAAGAGATAGTTTTTATTTATTTGCTTTGCAAGAAAAACGTATATTCGCTTTTGTAGATAAACTTAATACTAAGCTTTACAAGTTTACAAAGATGAATGGATTTAATGTATATCAAGAAGAAGAAGTATCTACAGAAGACGGAGATAAGATAATGTTTATATGGGGTAAGTATAATGGGTAAAATAGTAAATAAAATACTAGGTGTTAAAAAGGTTGATACTTCTCAAATGAAGTTTAATCCTTATGCTTTAACCACTCCTATGGGTTCCAGTTACTTCGATGAAGCTGCTGGTACTGGTGGATATAATCTATCTCCTGAACTACAGGGAATGTGGGAGCAGTACTTAGGTGGAGCCCAGTCTGCTTTACCTTCTGAGCAACAAACAGCAGCTGCACAAGAACTCTCTAACTATGGTTTAGGGATGTGGGATAAAGCAGCTAATCTAGATACTGAAGGTATGACTAGGGATTACTTAGCTGGTCAAATTGGTCTTCTAGAACCAAGTCGTGCTCAAGAGTCTAGTCGTTTAAATGACTTACAGTTTAGTCGTGGTACTATGGGTCAAGGTATTGGTATGGGTGGTGGTTATGTTAACCCACAACAGTATGCCTTAGCTATGGCTCGTGAACAACAGAATGCTCAACTTGCTACAACAGCTGAAGACAGAGCAAGAGCTATCCAAAGTGATGAGTTACAACGAGCTTTAGGATTCTATGGTATGGGTCAAGAACTTGCAGTACAACCTTATGCTCAGTCTGCTAATATCTTAGGTTATGGTACAGCATTGCAACAATCTGCTTTACCTGCTCTTACTTATGGTTTACAAGCAGGTCAATCTTCTGCCTCAGCTGGTGCTAATATTGCTCAAGCACAGAACCAACAAAATGCTCAGACTCTAGGTTTTTGGGGTGGGTTACTTGGTGGTGGCACTAAAAACTGGAAGTAATTACAAGGATTAATTAATATGGCAGATACTTTATTTGGACCAACTCCTGCAGAACTAGAGGCATTACTTCGAGCAGACAAACAAGCATTCTTAGATCGAGCAGCTACGGTAAGTCCTGCTTACTCTGCTGGTGCAGGTGTAGGTAATTTACTAGGTGGTGTTGTAAGTAGCATCTTTGGTCTTGAGAATCCTGAGCTTAAGAAAGCTAGGGTTATGCAAGAGATTCAGAAGAAGATTCGTACAGAGAATCCAGGTCTAACAGATAAAGGAGCTTACTATGATATAGCTGCTTCTTACTTAGATGAAGCTGGTCTATCTGAAGATGCATTTAAAGCACAGAACTTAGCTAATGAATATAGAGTAGCTCAAGAAGATAGAGCTTTAAATACTGAGTATAAACAAGCTCAGATTGGTAATTTAGAATCTGAAGCACAAGCTAGACTTTTACCTAAAGCATATAAAGCTGCTTCTTCTATAGGTCAACTAAAACAAGATAGAGCTAATTTTTTAGCTCAAGGAGATACAGAATCTGTAGCTGATATTGATAAAGCCATTGCTGCTGAACAAGCAGGTAAAGCAGTTACTCCTCAAAATAAAATAGATGGTTTAATCTTAGAAGGGTTAATTAAACAAACTGGTGGAGATGAAATTAAAGCTGCAAATCTTTTTGAAGAGAATAAGTTTAATAAAGAACTTAGAAAAGCAGCTGCTGGTGCTGGTAATGGTTTAGATAAAGCTTTAACTGTTCTTTTTGAAACAAATAAAGCTAAAGAAAAAGAAACTGCTGTTAAAAACTTAGATACTAAGAGTTATAAGGATGATCTTGCAGCTAGACTTTCTGAGACCTATACAGGTTTAGAAGGGAATGAAGAAGCTAATGTACTTAATATGACTACTGATCATATTAATGCTAAAAAATATGCTTTAAAAAGAGGTTACAATGAAGATGAAGCAGAAGATTACGCTAATAAGCGCATTGAAGCTGGTATACAGGAAGTTAAAGGAGCTTACTATGGCACTAATAAAGTGTATAAAAAAGCACCTATGCCAAAAATAGATATAGCTCCTACTTCTTCAGAAACTCCTGCTAAAGATAAAGCTAGAAGTGAACTACCTGCAGGAGCTAGAGCAGGTCAGAAAGTAATGTCTGGACCTAATGCAGGTAAATATGAAGTACTTGATAAAAATGGAAAACTTTTAGGATATGCAGATCAAGGAACTAAATAATGGCGTTCTACCCATTGGAAGAACCACAACTTACCAACTTTACACCTATTGAAAAAGAAGCTGTAGAGACTCCTAATCTTACTAACTTCACTCCTTTAGAGGAATCTCGTACTCTTAAAACAGTACCTGTTACTTCTAAAGCACCTAGTGAATTAGAGAAAGGGACTGCTAAAGCTATTGAGGGTGTTGCTGGAGAAGCTTTGTCTGTAGCTAACATAGTTGCCTCTGCTCCTGAGTTTATTATGGCTACTGGTTTTACAGTATTAGATGCTCTTACTCAAGTGCCTTCTGGACTAGTAGATGGTTCTGGTATTGATTGGAAACGATCTAGAGAAACTGGTCAACGAGTAGCTAAACCTTTTGGTGTAGTAAGTCAAGGTCTTAATAAATTAACTGATCTTACTAAGGGATCAGACTTAGACTTATCTAAAGCTATGGAAGAGTCTAAAGTAAATGAGGGTATGGCTGCTTTATCTACAGGTATACAGAAAGGTGCAGCTACTACAGAAAAAGCTACTGGTATTCCTAAAGAGGCTGTAGAAACTTTTGCAGATGTCTTGATGGTTTTAGGTGTTCCTGGAGCTAGAGCAATTAAGACTAAAGTGTCTGAAGTAATTTCTCGTCCTACATCTAAGAGTATTGCTGAGTATCAGAATACAGTTAAAGCTAACTTAGGCTATCAAAAACCTAATAGAATCATGGAGTATAATAATACTCTTTTAGATACCGTAGATACTCCTAAAGTACTTCCTAAAACTGTAGAGGATCACAATAGCCTTCAAGAAGGGTTTATTGAGTTACAAGGTCGTGCTGCTGCTGATAATAGTATTGCTCTTAAATTAGATGCTGAATTAAAAGATATCTCTCCAGAAACTCAAAATAAATTTAGACAAGAGTTAGAAAAAGAGAGAGTAAATGCAGAAGAGTTTGAGACTAAGATGACTAGTCTAGAGTCTCGTCATGCATTTTTAGTAGAAGAATTAAATATTGCCAATAAAGCTAGACGAGAAGGCACTGTTGCCTACTCTCGTGATGGTACTCGTCTATTAGATCCAGTTCAGATTACTGAACAGATTAAAAGAACTAGAGAAGATGCTGTTAGACTAAGTAAAGAACCTAAGAAGTTTGTAGAACTTAATC